CTAGCCGTGCTGGATCTCCCCGAGCACCACGAACTCCAGCTCCACGGTGATCCGCTCCGTGTCCTGCTCCACCCCGCCGAAGGAGCGCTTGGTGAAGAGGCAGTCCTTCAGGGTGTCGGTGACGGCGGTGCCGTTGCCCTTGTCGTAGGAGATGACGATGTCAAAGGGGTCAAGCTTGTAGACGTTTCCCTCGGGGGCGGCGGCGCGGAGGCGATCGTACTCCTCCCGCAGGAGGGTGAGCTTCCCCGAGGCCTCCCAGTTGCCCTTGGTGTAGCCCCTGGGGGTGCGGCCCTTGCCGTAGATGGCGTTGACCTTTTCGGAGTCCTCGTAGTCAATGGAGAGGACGTCCGCCAGGGGCACGCCCTTCACCTGGATGCTGATGTGCTCCCAGTCGTAGTAGCGGCCGTTAATGGGCATGCTTCACCTCCTCACCCCACCAGGAAGGGGTTTTCAAAGCCGATGTCCATGACGATCTCCCGCAGGTAGCCCAGAGGGACGATGCGGATCTGGAGGCGAAGGGTCTGGGAGGCCAGGATGTCCTGGCCGGGAGGGGCCACCACGCGGCCCCGGGCGATCTCCCCGGCGGCCTGCATGAGGCGGAGGGGGGTGTTGGCCCGGGCCAGGAGGCTCGCCAGGCTGGCCTTGAGGTCGGTCGGGTCCACGTGCCACTGCACGAAGTCCAGGAGGGCCTGGCGCACCTGGTAGGTGGCCTTGTCCATGACCCGGCGGTTCTGAATCACCTTGTAATCGCTGGTGGGGGCGGCGGCGGTGCGGCCCTCCACGAGGAACCACCCGTCCCGGCCGATGAGGCGGTAGACGGTGGTGAAGCCCGCCTGGTCTAGGGCCAGGGCGTGGGCGTTGTTGAAGAGGGACTGCTTGCCGAAGGGGGTGTCCACGAAGGGGGCCACCTGCACCACCCCGCTCAGGGGCCCGAGCTGGACCCAGGCGGGGGAGACGTGGACCCGCTGGCTGGAGATGCGGGCCCCCACGCGGGAGGCGAGGCTCTGCACTTCCAGCCTGCCCGTGAGGGTGTCCACCACCTCCCCCCAGGCGGCCACGATCATCACCCGTTTGTGGCTGAAGCTCGCCTTCTCGCTCAAGCGGGCGTTGACCCAGGCGTCGGGGTCGTTCCCCGGGGGCAGGGTCTCGGTGAGGAAGAAGATGTAGCGGAAGTTCGCCTCGGCCTCGTCGGCCAGGGCGCCCAGGGCGGCCCACATGGCGGGGCCGGTGGGCTGGGCCACCTGGATGTACTCGTACTGCAGGTTGGTGTTGAGGGCGGCGCGGACGGCGGCCTGGACGCTAGAGACGCTGGCCTGGGGGGCGGTGGCCTGGAAGCGGTAGGTGGCCCCCGCGGCGTAGGTGCCGGTGGCGAAGTTCAGGGTGAGCCCCGTCCCCGGCAGGGTGTAGGTGGCGGCGGTGGCGATCTCCTGGCTGGTGGTGTCCCCGCCGTCCAGGCTGTAGGTGAAGGTGGCCGTGTTCAGAGCTCCCCCCCTGACGATGCGCACCACGATCTCGTAGGCGTCCAGGGGGCTTCCCGTGATGGTGACGGCGGGGGAAGAGGGGTTGCCGCTGTCCGCGGCCACGCTCCCCGCGATGTCGGCTTGCGCCCGCACCGCGTAGACCTGGCCGCCCCCGTAGGCCAGCTGGTCGGCCACAGCCCGGGCCAGGGGCCCGGTGCCCAGGACGCCGGGGACGGCGGCGAGGTCGCTGAAGGCCAGGACCCGGTTCACGGGCCCCTGGCTGGAGACGCCCACCACCACCCGCTGGCCCTCGCCGCTCGGGGCCACGATGCCCAGGCCCCCGTCTTGGATCTCTGGGTAGACGCCGGGTAGCCTTGCCATCCTCTATCTACCTCCTACCTGTGGGTGGGCCCCTGGAGGAACTCCTTCAGGGCCTTCTCAAACTGGGCGCGGGAGACCCGGGTCCCCTCGGCCCAACCGGCATAGACCTTGAGCCCCGCGAAGGCCCAGGGGGGCACCCCCAGGGCCTGGGCGTGCTCCTCAATGGTGGGGAGCTCCTCTTGCGCTTCCTTCACCTCTTCTTTGGTTTCCTTGGGCATGCTATACCTCCTCTTCCAAGACGGCCTCTTCCACCTCCACCCGGACGGGCACCCAGGCGGTGTCCTCGTAGAGGGCCACCTCCACGGGGACCTCCAGGGCCGCCGCGTGCTCGCCGATGAGGGCCCCCTCCTCGTCCAGGAAGGAGAGGGTGAGGTCGTTCAGCTTGGCTACGTGCTCCTCCCCCACCACCAGGGGGGTTTCCCAGAGGTAGAGGAGGACCCCGGTGAGGAGGCGGTCCAGCTCCTCCTGGGAGCGGGCGTAGAGCTCCAGGCGGAAGCGGGCCTGGCCCCCGTAGAGCCTGCGCCGGGTCTTGACGGGCCCGGCCACTACCCGGCTCCCGTCCCGCTTGAGGGCGCCGGTGAGGGGCTGGATCAGGGCGGCGGGGGCCATCCGGTAGGCCTCCTCCCGGCTCCGGCCCACCAGGACCGGGTGGGGGGAAGGCCCGCGTGGGCGCAGGCCGCCTTGAGGTACTCCAGCACCGGGGCGATCACCGCGTCGCCTCCTTCATCCACTCCAGGAGGAGGGCCTTGGCCTCCTCGCGGTCTTCCTCGGTGAGGCCCAGGAAGGGGCGGGCGGGGATGTAGACCTTCTGCCTCCTCCCGGCGTAGCCCCCGAACTGGTGGATGCGGGCGTACTCCAGGTTAGTGCCCACGTAGATGCGGCTTCCCGCCACCTTCCAGGAGATGGAGTTCTTCAGGCGGGCCGTGACGACCAGGGGCTTGCGCAGGGCCACGCGCCTCTGGGCGGCGGCGGAGATCCCGCCCCGCTTGAGCCGGTCCCTGGGCCGCACCTCCTTCGCCAGGGTGGCGGGGGAGAGGGGCGGCCAGAGGGAGCCGTCCGGGGCCCGGCTCTCCTCAAAGCGGCGGTGGGTGCGGGCGAGGATCCCCTCGGCGATGGCCTCCTTGACCTTCTGGGGGACGCCCCGCCCGAGCTTTCTCAGGGCCTCGTTTAGCTCCCGCCAGTCCCCTTTGAGGCGCACGCCCATCAGACGTCCTCCAGGCTCTCCCGGGAGAAGACCCGCTTCCCCCGGACGGCGGCCCCGCCCTTGGGCCTCGCGGGCTCCCCCGTGGGGGGAGGGGCAGGGAGGCCTTGCCCACGGCCACGTCCCGAAGGAAGGCCACGGCGTCCCGGTATCGGGTGAGGGCGGCCTCGTCGGCGGTGCCGGGCCGGATGCCCCGGCGGAGCATGAGGCGGTAGACGGCGATGTCCACCGCCTTGGCCTTCAGCACCTCGGGGAGGGAGGGGAGGGGGAGGGCGTAGCGCTGGGCGAGGTAGCTTTCCACCTCGGCCCAGGCCTCCCTCAGGGCGGCTTCGGCCCGGGCCTGGCCCTCGGGCGTGAGGACCCCCGCCCCCTCCTCGTCCACCAGGTAGAGGAGGACGTCTAGGGGGAGGGCTTGGCGGAGGTCCTCGAGGGTGATCATGCGCGGGTGCCGGTGCCGGTGGAGCCGTAGGCCAGCTGCCAGAAGAGGTAGCCCGCCGCTTTACGCTCGTAGACCCCGTAGATGAAGACGTTGCGCTTGAAGACCTCGTCGGAGGTCTCGGGGTCGTCCTTCGCCACCCACTCGGGGCGGCTCCGCCGCTGGAGGACGAAGGGGCGGATGGCCTGGCTCCCATCCACCAGGAACCAGTAGGTCTCGTACTCCTCCACCAGCCAGGGGCTGACCAGGATCTCGGCCTTCCCGTAGTCGGGGTTGGCCCCGCCCGAGGGCAGGGTGGGCACCCCCACGATCTCGTAGGCGGTGCTCTCCAGCCCGGGGCCCACCACCAGGTAGATGGGCTTTTGCAAGAAGAAGCCCAGGGGGTAGCCTCGGGCGTCGGTGAGCTGCCTCATCTGGCTCAGGGCCTGACGGAAGGCCTCCCGGGTCAGGGGAGCATTGCTCGCGTTCTGGAAGGTCCGCTTCCCCACCGTGTGGGAGCCGAAGAAGGGGCGGCCGTCGTAGCCCTTCTGCTGGAACCCCTTGCGCAGGAGGTCGGCGATGAGGAGGTCGTCGTGCTCGGCCCACCTCCGGGCGTACTGGAGGGCGGTGATGCGGATGAGGTCCATCTGGTCGTCCTCCGCGTCCGTGCGGGACACGGCGAAGGTGGCCTCCCAGTCGGCGTTGGCGATGGCGAAGGTCTCGGCGGTGAGGTTCTGGACCTGCCGCTCCCCCTCCCAGAGGCGCATGGTGGGCATGTTCTCCATCCAGGCGTAGTAGTTGGCCCGGCCGTTGGACTGGACCTCCAGGGCCAGCTTCGGCCAGAGGGGGGTGTACCCCTCCTTGGCCTCAAAGACCAGGGCCTTGAGGGTCCGGCTGAGGGCGCTCAGGTTCTCGCGGTTCAGGATCATCTACCACACCTCCACCCAGACGTAGTCCGGTTCCACCTTCAGGGCCCGGCCCGCCTTGGAGCGGCCCGTGCCCGTTTTGCCCACGGTGTTGGGCCCGGTGGCGTACACGTCCCGCCCGAGCTCCGTGGGCCCCACGGGGTCGGCGGGGTCGTTCTCAAAGCGGAACACTCCCCGGCGCACCAGGACCTTCTTCGCGCCGTCCGTCCCCCCGGTGTTGTCCACCGTCTCCTGGGCCACCCCCAGGGCGATCTTCCCGGTGCCGGGGGCCGCCTCCTCGGCGTAGCCCCCGCTCACCATCACCAGGGCTCCCTGCCGGATGACGGCGTTCGCCTTCACCGGGAGGGGGATGAGGTACTCGTCCGCCCAGCGCTCGGTGTCAAACATCACTCACCTCCAAACCGCTTCAGGGCCTCCTCGGAAACCCTGAAGACCTGGGCGAGCCTGCGCAGAGGCTCGTCCTCCTCCAAGGCCTTCCGCTCCGCCTTGGGCAGCTCCACGGGCACCAGCCGGGGCATCCCCTCCAGGGCCTTGCGGGCGGCCTCGAGGTCGGCCCGGGCCTGGGCGAGCCAGAACTCCCGCTGGTGGGGGAGGATGCGCCCTTCCTCCAGGGCCTTACGCACCAGGGCCTGGGCCTTCTCCTCCCGGGTCTGGACCTTGATGGCTTCCAGCTCCTTCCGGGTGCGCTCCAGCTCCTCCAGGGCGTCCTGCGCGGCCAGGAGGCGCAGGAGCTTGGCCTTGAGCTCCGTGGGGTCCTCGGCCCCGAGCCCCACCTCCAGGACCACCCGGCCCACGGCGGCCTCTCGCTTGAGGTCCTCCAGGGCCTGGAGGGCCGCCTCCTCGGTGGCCTCCGGGTCCAGTCCTAGGGCCTGCCTGAGCTTTTCCAGCATGTCCGCCTCCGCTTCTATGCGCTTTTGGAACCGGATGCCGGGGTTGTTGGTGAGGGCGAAGGAGTGGTAGCCCAGCACCCGGTGCCTGCCCATCTCGTCCGGGGTGGGGTCGTAGTAGAAGACCGGGGAGACGTAGGCGTACTCTCCCTTGGCCACCCGCTCCCGCCCCGTCTCCGACCACTCCACCAGGCCGTAGACGAAGCCGTCCTCCCCCACCACCAGCCCGGTGATGAACCCTGCCGCGGGGGCCTCCTGGGCCTGGCCCTCCTCCACCCGCACCGTCTGGTGGTGGAAGTCCAGGACCCAGGGCACGCCCCGGGTCCTAAGGTCCTCCAGGGCCGCCTGGAGGCTCTCCTCGTCGTAGAGGAAGACCGTCCCGTTCCCCACGAACTCCCCGAAGGGATGGAGGGGGATGCGGTCAGGCGCCTCGGCCAAGGCGGCGCGCAGCGTGCCGGAAAAGGTCGGGGTGGAGGTATCGGTATTCTTGGGGAAGCCGGTCAAACTCGTCATAGGGCCGCCTCAGCACCACCCCCCAGTAGGCGCGGTTCTCCAGGCGGGCCGTCTCCGGGGAGAGGGGCCAGCTAGGCCCCGGCCCCTTGAGGCTGAGCGTCCGCGCCCTTGCGAAAGGTGCCGTCCCGGTTGAAGAGCGCCACGATCTGGTCAATGGCCCACCCCAGGATGGGGTCCGGGATCCAGGCGGGCCAGAAGCCGAGGATGGCGTTCACCACCTCCTTGACCCGCTTCATGGCCTCCTCCTTCTTCTGGAGGCCCGGGACCCCGTCCATGAGGTCCTCCACCACCAGGACCGCGAGCCCGAGGGCGAAGTAGGCGATACGGATGACCTTGAGCATCCTTCCCTCCAAAAGGTTTTGCCCCCGGGCTTCCCCGGGGGCACGTTTCCCACCTTAGCCCCAGTTTAACCCAGGGGGTGGGGGGGTGTCAAACCTAGAGCCTGCTCCGCACCTCCACCACCCGGCCCACGATCTCCGCCACCTGGTCCAGGGGAATGACGGGAGGCCCGTTCTCCTCGGGGTTGGTGGAGTAGAGGGCCCCGTTCTTGAGGAGCTTCACCACGTACTCCCCGTTCTCCAGCCGGGCCACCACGATGGCCCCTGGGTGGCCCTTGTCCTCGGTGTTGACGATGATGACGTCCCCGTGGCAGATGGGGCGCTTCCCGGCGCACATGGAGTTGCCCCGCACCTTGAAGGCCGCGAGGTGCCGGGCGTCCCCCTTGACCCGCACGGGGACGGTGCGCTCCTCAATCTCCTCCAGCTGGGAAGGGCCGCCGCCCACGTAGCCGAGGATGGGGATATGCCTTTCGCTCCGCCATTCGCTACCGGGGGCTTCCGGTTCTAGTCGGTAGAGGAGTTCGTGCGCGGGCACGTCTAGGGCTTTGGCTAGGGCCACTAAGGTATCTACGCTTGGTTTTACCCATGTTCCCGCTTTGGTTTGGCGCCCCCTCACGAGGTAGTACAGGGTTCCCCGAGAGATGCCGGTGCGCCGGGAGAACTCTTCCAGGCTGTCCACCCCCATCTCCTGCATCTTCTGCAGGATGAGGTCGGTAAAGGGCCCGTTGAGCTTGGCGCTTGACATATGTCGCACCCTCCTGATAGCATACCCTACAGGATGCGACATATGTTGGCAACTAAGATTGACCCGGCCAAGCTCAAGGCTGCCATGAAACGCAAGGGATTGACTCCGAGAACCCTGGCCGAGCGCATGGGCCTAAACCCCTCCACAATCCGCTACTACCTCTCCGGAAAGCGCGGCAAAAGACCTTCTTACGCTACCCTTTTGGCGCTCGCAAATGCGCTGGGTTTGGAAAGCGTAGAGGAGATTTTGGCCTCTTCTTTGACTTCTGATTTCACAAATGTAGGCAACAAGGAGGAAAGCGATGCCCTGGCTTCCCGTGGATGAGGCAGCCGAACTTATGAGCATCGGAGAACGCACGGTATGGCGGATCGTGGCCCGCCATCGCATCCCCACCCGCAAGGAGAAGCACGGCCGTACCTACCGCACCCTGGTGGACGCCGACCTCCTGGCCCTGGCCGTGGGGCAGGAAGCCCCTCCTGAGCCTCCCCCCGCTCCCCCCCAGGAGGCCCTCCCCGCCCCCCAGCGCTTCCTCGAGGCCCACCTCTCCCGGATCGCCGCGGAGGCCCGGGACCTCCCCCGGGGGCTCAAGTGGGACCTCATCAAGGAGGAGGCGCAGCGGCTCGGCGTCACGCCCAACCACCTGGCCCGGCTCCTCCGCCGCTATGAAGCGGGACAACTCCTGTATGCACGGCGCCCTCGGCGGGACCGGGGAACTCACCGGGTGCCCGCGGAGCTGAGGAAGCTCGTGGTGGGTCTCAAGCTCGCCCACCCCCGGGCGAGCGCCCGGAGGATCCTGCGCATCGTGGAGGCCAACGACCCGGGCCTCCTCCTCTACCGGCCCTACTCCACCGAAACCCTGTTCCGGCTCTCCGAGGCCACGGTACGGCGCATCCTGCGGAAGGCCGAGGAGAACCCCGCCTTCCGCTACGCCCTCCTCTCCGAGGAGGGGAGGCGGGAGTTCGCCCGCACCTGGGCGGGGCACGTCCTGGCCGAGTACCCCATGCAGATGGTCATGGTGGACATGACCAGGTGCGACACCTTCGTCTACCTCCCCGAGGAGGACCGCATGGTCCGCCTCCGCATCCACGTGGCCCTGGACGTCTACTCGGGGGCGGTGCCCTCCCTCGTCTTCAGCCGGGAGGAGAGCCAGGTCCCCACGGACCAGCTCCTCATCCTCATGACCCAGGACAAGACGCCCCTCGTCCCTGACTGGGACGTCCGGGGCGTGCCCGAGCGCATCTACTGGGACAACGGCAAGGTCTACCGCTCGGAGAAGTCGGAGCACTGGGCCCGCACCCTGGGGATTGAGCTCGTCTACTCCCGGCCCCACGTCTCCCACACCCGGGGGAAGGTGGAGCGCTTCTTCGGGGCCTTCCACCAGACTTTTGAGGCCCTGCTCCCCGGCTACGCGGGCTCGGACGCCACGGAGCGGGACTCCTCCGAGCTCCGCCGCCTCCTCCAGAACACCCGGCGCTGGGTGGCGGAGGGGATGCCCCCCGAGCGGGACCCCTACCCCGACCGCCTCCTCCTGGAGGAGGAGTACAAGGGCCGCGCCCTCCAGTGGCTCCTCGGCACCTGGCACCGGGAGCCCCTGGAGGACGGGCTCACTCGCTTGGACCTCTTTCGGGCCTTCGTCCCCCGGCACCGGCTCGTGGAGTACCGCCTGGAAGACCTCTACCTGGCCGCGGCCTACCAGGTGGAGCGGGTGGTGCGGGGGAACGGCACCGTGCAGTACCGGGGGCGCACCTGGTACCTGGACCCCCGCCACGGGAGCCTCCTGCCCTGGCAGGGGCAGAAGGTGGTGGTCCTGGACGTCCAGGTCCTCCCCGGCCAGCCCCTGAGGGTGGCCCTCAAGAACCCGGACGGCACCCTGAGGGTCCTCGGGGAGCTCCTCCCCGAGCCCCTGCGGGCGGACAGCCTCGAGGCCCGCGCCAAGCGGGCGGCCGACCGGGCGGCCATCCGGGCCCTGCAGGAGGAGGCGCGCCGCCTGGTGGAGGAGCTTTCCCCCGCCATGCGGCTGGAAGACATGCTGGAGCGCCTCTCCGGCCTCGCCCCCCTGCCCCGGCGGGAGCGCATCACCCTCCGGGCCCAGGAGCTCCCTGCCCCTTCCCCGGAGGAGATCGCCCGCGGGGCGGAGGAGCTCGCCGCCGAGCTGGAGGACGACCTGGTTCTGGACCCCATCGCCCTGGGGGAGCAGTGGCTAAAGGAGCGCGGCCTGCTGCCCCGGGGCGAGGAGGAATAGGAGGTAGCGCATGGGAAGGAAGGCGAACGGCGACCAGACCTTGGCCCTCATTGACGAGGCCCTGGGCATCGTCATGGGGGGAGGCGGAGCTCTGGAAGGACCCCCGGGACGGGTTCATCCCCACGGAGGGGGCGAAGGCCCTCTTGGGGCACCTCCACCTGGTGGCCCAGGAGGGCTTCCCCCTGGCCCTGGTGGTGGGCCCGGCGGGGGTGGGGAAGACCCTCACCTGCCGCTACTGGGCCCGGGAGCACGAGGCCCCCTGGGTGCGGGCCCAGCCCAGCTACTCTCCGGCGGCCCTCCTGGAGGACCTGGCGGTGGAGCTCCGCATCACCCGCACCAAGACCTTCCGCGTCCTCCTCAGCATGGTGCGGGACGCCCTCCTCATGAGCCCCAGGGTGATCTTCGTGGACGAGGCCCAGCTCCTGGACCGCCCAACCCTGGAGACGGTGAAGTACCTGGCGGACGAGACCGGGAGCTCCTTCGTCCTCATCACCTCGGAGGAGTTTGAGGGACAGATCCGGCGCCACCGGGACATTGAGAGCCGCATCGGCACCGTGGCCCGGATAGGCCCCATCTCCCTCCAGGAGACCCAGGCCATCTACAAGGACTCCGGCTACTCCCCGGAGGTCCTGGCCGAGGTCCACACCCTCACCGGGGGGATCCTGCGGGACATCGTGCGGCTCATGCGGCAGATGGACCGGGTGGTGGAGTGGAGCGGCGAGCGGGGCCTCACCAAGGCCGCCTTCACCCCGGCCCACGTGCGCCGGGTGGCGAGCCGCCTGAACCTCGCGGGGGGGTGCGCGGTGAAGCGCTACTTCTTTGACTTCGCAGGCCAGAAAATCCCCATCCGCCGGGATGAGGCCACGGAGTTTTACGAGGTGGACGAGGAGGGGAACATAAACCGCAAGCCCCTGGTGATGCTCCTTGGGGACGGCTCTTGGGTGTTGGAGGGGCGGGAGTTTTACCTCAACCGCCTGGGCAAGCGCGTCCGCTACGAGGTCGTCCACGTGGAGTACGAGGTGGAGCTCCACCAGCCCAGGGGCCTGTACGGCCAGCTTAGGCGGCGTGCCTTGGTGAAGGCCGTCCCCGACTGGCAAGAGATTGATGTGGCCGTGAAGGAGGCCCTTCGTGAACAGGATTGATTACACCCTCGAGGCCGCCCGCCTGGTCATGCGCATTCTGGAGCTTCCTGGGCTCATCGGGGAGGTGAAGCGGCAGATGACGGCGCTCCGGGCGGAGAGGCGGGGGCTGGAGCGGTGGATGGAGGCCCGGGAGGCCCAGGCCTACCTCGAGGCCCCCGGCAAGACGGAGCGGGAGCGCCAGGCCCGGGTAAAGGTGGCCCTTGCCCAGGACCCGGAGTGGCAGAAGGCGGAGCGGCGCCTGCAGCAGATCCTGGTTCAGCTGGACAAGCTCCAGGCGGAGCTTGAGGTCCTGGAGCACGAGCGAAAGGCGGTCTACGGGGCGCTGGTGGCCCGGCACGCGGAGGCCCTGGAGGCGGCCCTCGCGGCGTGGCTCTTCGGGGCGAAGCCCCCGGCGCCCCGGGGAGGGAACTGATGACGCGGGAAGAGCTCATTCGGCTCCTCAGGGAGGACCCGGAGGTCCGGGCCGCCCTTCAGGAAGCCCTCCAGGGGGCGCGCCCCCGCCCCCTGGAGGAGGCGGGAAGGGGCATCCAAGCCGTCCTTGCCGAGGCCGAGCGGGAGTGGCTGGCCCGGCACGAGGAGGTGCGCCGTGAAGGGTAAGCGGACCAAGCTGGAGGAGTTGGTGGACGAGCTGGCGGAGGAGGGGCTTCCCCGGCACATGCGGGTGGCCTACGCCCTCTACGACCTGGCCCGGGACATGGTGCGGGCCGCCAACGAGGCCCGGGACACGGAGGCGGTGGACCAGGGGGAGCTGGAGCGCCTGGCCCGCAGGGCCCTGGCGGTGGTGGCCGCCGCCCAGGCGGAGAACGACGCCAAGGCGAGGGAGCTCCTCTCCCACCCGCACCGCATGAAGGGGGTGGCCTGTCCATGAGGCCCCGGCCGTTCCGTAGCGTCCTGGACACCATCCGGGGCCACGGCCTCACCCCGGCGGAGCTCCGGGAGCGGGCCCGCCTGGCCTACGCCCACGGCCAGACCTTCCTGGCCCAGCTCTACCTGGACGAGGCCGAGGCCCAGGAGGTGGTCCTGAGGCTCCGCCCCTGCGGCCTCTGCGGGGGCACGGGGCGCGTCGCCGACGACATCCCCTGCTGGCGGTGCGACCCCGGGCTCTCCCGGGCCTGGGTGGAGGTGCGCCGTGACGCCTGAGGCCGTGATCCGCCTGGCCCGGGCGAACCCTGGGACCCCCGTCCGCCTCGCCATCGTGGGGCGGACGGGCCGGGGGGAGGTGAGGGTGAAGTGGGAGGACGGGGGCCTCAAGTTCTGGCTGAGGCCCCTGCGCCTCTGGGACGGGCCCAAGGCGGAGCCCGAGGCCCTTCGCGTCATGGAGCCCTGGCGGATCCTGGAGGCCTGGCTGGAGGGGGAGGATGGGGGAGCGGTCTAAGGGACCGGTGCTCGTGCCCTGCCCGGTGGAAGGGTGCGAGAGGGCCCTCACTGTTCCAGCGCTGGCCCCTGACGGGGCGGTGGGGCTTTGCGTCTGCCTGGCCGTGCGGCTCCGGCTCACGTGGATCTACGGGGGGCCGCCCGAGTACGGGCGCACGCCGCACTTGACCGTCGTGGGGCCTGCAAGGGGGAGGACGTATGATCCGGGAGCGGCTTAGAGAGATGGGCCTGGACCGCCCCCTCCTCACCCCCGCCCAGGCGGCGGCGGTGCTGGAAGTGGGGCGGCCCACCGTGGAGCGCCTCATTAGGGAGGGGCGGGTCCGCACCGTGCGCGTGGGGCGCAAAGTCTACATCACCGCCGCCAGCCTGGAGCGCCTGGTGGAGGGGGGTGTGCCCGCGGCCCAGGCCGCCTGGCTCGCCCTCCGCCTCATGGAGCGGGCGGGCCTGCGGGTGGAGCTTTTCACGGACCCAAAGGGTGGCTTCCGCGCTTCGGCCGGGGGGAAGGAGGCCCTTGGGGTCTCCCCCGAGGAGGCCCTCCTCGCCCTGGCCGAGGCCTTGGCGAAGGAGGAGGAGGCATGAAGGTCCCCAAGATCACGGACGGAGAGCTTAGGGCCGCGGTGGACCTCCTGCTCATGCGGGGGGCGTGGGGGGTGCCGCGGGAGGAGTTTGGGCGCCACTTCGGCGGGGATCGCCGGGGCCGGGCCATCATCGCCGAGCTCCGCAAGCGCGGGGTGCTCCCCGTGGTGGTGGCCGAGTCCCCCGCCGGGGACGAGGTCTACAAGGTGGCGGACTCGGAGGAGGAGCTTCGCGCTTACCGCCAGAGCCTCCTCTCCCGCATAGAGGAGCTGCACGCGGCGGTGCGGGGTCTGGACCTGGCCTGGCGGCACTGGAAGGCCCACCGCTCCCCCCGCTGGGCCCAGCCCGGCCTGTTTGAGGTGGCCGATGGAGGAGGGCGATGAGGTCCTGGCCTTCCTGGAGGGGCTTTTGGCGCGCTACCCGCGCGAGCGCGGGGGGCTTCTGGTGTGGGCCTTCCTGGACGAGGAGGGGCGCTGGACGCTGGCCCTCTTCCGGGGGGAGGACCTTTTGGAGCTGGACTGGGGCTACGACCTCGAGGCGGTAGAGGAGGCCCTGTGGCGGCGCTACTCAAGCTCACGCTGATCTACGTGGCGGCGGCCCAGGTGGGGCTTCTCCTCCTCCTCGCCTACCTGGCCCTTTCCCGGCGGGGCCCCCTCCCCGAGGGGGCCTCCGTGGGCCTCCTGCTCCTGGCCTCCCTCTTCGGTCTTCTGGGGGTCGTTCTGGCCCTGGTCTGGAGGTGGGTATGAGGCGCGAAGACCATTTCCGCCCCTTTTTCTCGTGGCTTTCGGACCTAGAGCGCGAGGTGGCCTGCCGCACCCAGGCGGTGCCCCTCTTCTCCGGCATCACCGCCCAGGGGTGGCCCTACTGCCCCGGGGTGGGGCGGCTTTCCGCCTCCTTCCGGGTGCCCGGGGGCTGGTGTGGTGGGGAGAGCAGA